AGAATCCGAGATGCGAACTGACGATAGAGACGATGTAAAGAAAAAACCGGTCGTGACGTGTAGCATGGCCGCTCGCTGCCCGTTGAACGGGAGGATCTGTGAGTGCTGCATCAACCGGGAGGAGTTTTTTGAGATGCAGCAGTTGATCCCTGTCGTGTTTGACGATATCGAGGTTGGGCAGTAATGGTTTCAGGGAAGAAGGACAAGCCGAGGAATGCGCCATTCAAGCCGACACAGCGGGTGGGTTCTGTTGTTCCTCCTCCGAGTGAGTTGATCCCGGAGAAGGAGGCAAAGGTTCTGAAGGGTGTGCTCATCGAGGGGCTGACACCGAGGAAGGCGCTTCAAGCCGCCGGGTACGATGGTGTGGTGGTGGAAGACCCTGTGCGAGCCAAGGAAACGTGCGACTTCATCAAGAAGAAGCATCCCAATGTTAACTTGGAACTCCTCAAGAGTCTCAAAAATGTAGGTATCACCCCTGATTACGTCGCCCAAAAAGTGAAGGATCTGTGCGAAGCGAAGCGCCAGATACCAGTCAAGAAGACGAAGACAAAGAGTGATGGTCTTGAGGTCGAGGACATCGAGTACAAGGAGGTTGATGATTTCAGCGCCCAGCACAAGGGCATCAACACACTTCTCGACATCCTCCCCGACTCAAGGGCTCCGAAGCGGGTTGAAGTGACGCAGCAGAGCTTTGAGGAGAAGGTCTCCATTCACGCCGAGATAACCGCGAACCCAGCCGCATCAATCAGCATCATCCAGAAGCTCATCGAGCAGAAGATAACGACTTGAATTAACCCGCGACCATCGGGAGCCGGTGTTGAATGTCTGGTTATCGTGCGTCGCTGAACGGAGATGATATGTCAACAACTGCATGGATAGTAATTGGATGCGTCATTGCCACGTTAGCGATTCTGGCTGGGCGGCAGGGCGAAGCCAGAATCCATAACGAAATGAGACTGAAAATATTGGGAGCAGAACTGGCTCTCAAAAAAGAAGAGAACAAGCGGTTCGAGATTATGAAAGAGGCAATTTCGGAAGCACGGAACGCACGATAACGCTTGAGTTAACGGGCTTGCGGAGGAAACCATGGAACGTGATTTGAGAGCAGAAGGCTGGGTACCAGAAGATTGCTACCCAGAAACCGCCGAGGATAGCAAGTCCGAGTTGAACGACTTGTTAGCCGCTTACCGGCAATTAAGCGCAGATATGGCGGTTTTGTTTGCGCGAAAGAAAATACAGGATGCGCGTGTTGGAGGTCAGGCTGTTGGGATGGAGACATACCGGCTGATTTTCACTGGCTCGGAACTTGGCAACATCTGGCGGCAGATGGCCGAGATTGAAAAGCTGGTAAAACAGACATGGTATCCATGACTGCGGCTAACGGCTACCGCTTGACGCGGGAGCGTAGCGAATCGCAGTCCGACAAAAAAAAGGAGAAAAAGGTATGTGCAATATTGATTTTCCGGCAGTATCCCCACCAAGCTGTTCTGATCTCGCTGCCCAAGCAAAGCGACTCGGTGAGCACACAACAAAGACAGATCGCGATCCGTGGAAGCACCGCAGTAAAGGAATGAGGTGCGTGACCTGTATGTGGTTTGCTGAGAAGGTGAGAGACACGCCCCCTGCCTCAGTATACGACAAGTTTGGCCGGTGTCGCAGACACGCCCCGACGATGAGTGGATACCCTGCCGTATTCGGTGGCGACTGGTGCGGCGATCATAAGCTGGACGAAAACAAGCGCCAGTAAAGAGAAGTGCGGCGGCGTGGAAGGACACGCGGAGACGGAGACCCATGGGGCGATAGGCTGTTATGAGCCTATGACCGATGCGCCGAAAGGCTGGCAGTACCCCCATAGCCGGTATCAAGCCCGGTCCGCACAAGTTAACACCGTCGAGATGACGGCATGGAGTATTATGGACATTTCAACTGCTCTCGCAGAGAAAAGCGAAGAGGAGCTTCTGGAGATATTGGCGCACTTGCGCCTTACGGAAGATTTCCCGTACTTTTCCGAGAAGATACTGAAGGTGCAAACGATGAAGGGGACGATCATCCCCTTCAAAGTTAACACGCCACAGCGAATCCTCCACCATATCATCGAAGACCTGATACGACCGAAACGACTGGTACGACTCGTCATCCTCAAGGCCCGCCGTTTCGGTTTCTCCACCTACTTCTCAGGTCGCTTTTACCAACGCACAAGCAGGGTCAAGAACAGGTACGCCGTTCAAGTTACGCACGAACCAGAGGCAACTGATACCTTGTTTAAGATGATTAAGCGGTTCTACAACTTCTCCCCCAAAGACGAGCGCCCATCCACCGTTTACAACAATACCCGTCTCCTTGAGTTCAACACCAAGGAGGGAACCGGCCTCAACAGTGCGATCCGCGTAGCAACAGCCGGTAAGGAGGATTTTGGTAGCGGGCAAACCATCCATTATGCCCATCTCTCCGAGGTGGCCAAATGGGATGAAGGCAATATCGAGAGCCTGTTAACATCGATCCTCCAGTGCGTACCTGATGAGCCGGATACTGCCGTGGTATTCGAGAGTACGGCAAAGGGTATCGGCGGCGAATATTACGACCGGTTTTGGGGTGCTCGTTACCGGATCTGGATAAAGCGGCTCGATGACTCCGGGAAGCCCGTTATCGAGGCCGAGATAAACAGCAATGTTTCGGAAGATAACGTCTACACTTCCATCTTCTTCCCGTGGTTCGTGTTCCCCGACTACTCCATGCCCGTCCCACTTGGGCTCGTGTTAACACCGGAAGAAGAGGACATAAAGAAAAAGTACGGGTTGAGTGATGAGCAGATGGCGTGGAGACGCTGGATTATCGCCAACAAGTGCAACGGGAAGGTTGACACGTTCAATCAGGAGTACCCGGCATGTCCCGAACACGCCTTCCTTGGATCTGGCCGACCGGTCTTCGACAACGCAAAACTCCTCGCCCTGAAAGACACGCTTCCTCAACCAGTAGCCCGGTACGAGTGCCTCCTATCAACGTACCAGTGGCTTGAGAAGGAGGAGGGGCGGTTGCTGGTGTGGGAGAAACCGAAAGCCGGTGGAGCCTACATCATCTCCGCTGACGTTTCCGAGGGTTTGAAGGAGGGTGACTGGTCTTCGGCAGACGTGATCGACCACCGTACCGGGAAACAGGTGGCTCAGTGGCACGGAAAGATTGATCCTGATGCTTTCGCCTTGGTCTTGATAGCCCTTGGGATGCGCTACAACTACGCATGGATCGCGCCAGAGAGAAACAATCACGGTCTCATGGTCGTGACCGTTCTGGTAAACGAGAATTACCCACAGGTGTACTCGGAAATGGTGCCTGAGCCTCCCGGAAAGCCCCGTAAACGGTTCGGGTGGGTGACAAGCAACGCTACCCGTCCTCTTATCATCGACAACCTGATTAAAGAGGTCAGGGAGGATACGCACGGGATTAACTGCCTTCAAACCATCGAGGAAATGATGGCGTTCAAGCATCAGGACAACGGCAAGATGGAGGCAGACCCGAACAGGAATGACGACAGAGTGATGAGCTACGCTATCGGGAAGCATCTCAGACAAATACTTCCGCTTCCCTCTTCGTGGCACAGGAACCAGATGGCGGGAAGGCTCAAAGGGAAGAGGAAGAAGCAACAAGCACCAAGCACAAAGGGGTGGACATGACACTGGACGAGATTTGTGGCGAAGTGGAGAGGCTCAGGGAGAAGGGGTATTTCCCCGACTCTGTGGCGTTCTCCGTTAAGGGGTGCAGGAACTTTGCGCGGCGACTCTATGAAGAAGAAGGAGAGCTTTTACCTCCGATGGGTGGCACCGTGTTCGGCTTAAAAATCAAGATCGTCTACGATTTGCCGGAAGAGTACAGGGTCTATCAGACCGCAACGAAGTTGGACCCGGAATGGCCCAACGGATTTCTCCGGCGACTCGCTGTTAACTCTCTGGTGAAGCCATGAAGTTAATGCGAACATGGATACGGGATCAAGACCTTTCTCCTGATGTCCCAACTGTGATTGAGCGATGTGTGCTCCGCGAGCTGGTCGATGACGAAGAGTTGTGGTTTTATCAACCAGAGATGGAGCGGTGCAGGGCCGGGGATATTTTCCGTGTTTCCGAGATGCCAAAAATCACGGCTCGCCCTCCCGATCCGAGTGAGCCGGTGAGGTTCCATTGCAAGGATCTTTTTGTCTAAAAGTACGGAGCCACAGTCGGTTTCGTGAGGGTCGAGCTCCTCGCGGCTGTCCGATCCCGACACTCTGGAGGTATATTGGTGCAGAGCTTGAATAGGGTAGTAAAATCGCGTTTACGTGACATCCTTAAAGAAATGGGCATCATAGGGGAAAATTTCACAGGTAGAATCGCTGTTAACATGAACGGTGGCGCTATCTGCGACATTGAAAAGATTGAAAAGATAAAGTGATTGCGGGTTAACTCAGTGGCAGAGTAGGAGTTTCATAAGCTCACGGTCATCGGTTCAAATCCGATACCCGCACCCATATTGCCGCTATAGACCGTTAAGGAGACGGGACGGGCTGTAACCCCGTAGTCGATAGACCCGCGAGGCTCGATACCTTGTGGCGGCACCATAATAAGCCCGGTTAGGTTCATCCTCCTTCGAGGCTAGTGAAGCCCGGATTTCTGATGTTAACACGTCAGGGGTCCGGGCTTTTCTTTTTGGGGTTCGCATGATGCAAGCAATACCGACATCCTCTCCCGGCGTTTCAAACTTCGGACTCATCAAGGTTCGTAACAATGACGCGCTGGCGGCAGAGGAAGCAGATTGGTTCAAACAGCCGGAGCAACCAAAGGAGATCGTCACTTCGCTCTCCGCTCATGTGAGCCGGTGCTGGCAGAACGCAAAGATGGCGAAGCGACCGGTTGAGCAGTTGATGA